GCGCAACCTGCAGTGCCTGTGCGCTCCCTGCCACAACAGCCGCAAGCAGCGCGCTGAGCGCGCCCAACGACACTGACCACGCCGCCCCACCCCCGGGGGGGAGGGTCCGACCATCGGCAGGGCGCGCCCTGCTGGACCCCATAGGCTCTCACGCGCATTTTACTTTTGTCTGTTTGATTATTTATTCAAAGGTGCCTGGTGCAAGTCATCCGTGCCGAGCGCTCGATCGTGGCAACCTGCCGCGTGTGCAGCCAGAGTTTTTCGTACGTCGCCGCCGGCTCGGGGCGCCCGCGCAGCTTTTGCTCAGATGCGTGCAAGGCAACGGGCAAGCAGAATAGAGTAGTCCAGACTCGCTGCCTGACCTGTGGGGAGATGTACGCTCCGCGATATGGCCGGGTAGCTGGCTATTGCTCAATTGCCTGTCGCCGGTTTCCTGACCGCAAAGTCTGGGAGACCCGAGCCGATAGCGTTCGACACTCACGGCACAAGCGGCGGGCTGAAATGAGAAGCCGGCCGCACGAGCGGTTTTCAAGCCGTGAGATATTCGAGCGTGATGGCTGGTTGTGCGGGATATGCCGGAAGCCGGTGAGCAAACTGCTGAAGTTTCCTGATCATCATTCGGGCAGCCTCGACCACATTCAACCAATTGCCTTAGGCGGCGCCCACACGCGCGCGAATGTCCAGTGCGCGCATTGGATATGCAACGCCCGCAAGACGCATTTAGGCGTCGGCGACCAGCTAAGGCTCAGCCTTTGAAGGACGTTTCATGCCTAGAGGGGGAGTACGCCCGGGCGCTGGTCGCCCGCGCAAAGATCGAGGGGCTAAAACTGATCCCGTTCTGAAGCAGACTGGTCCGTCGGCTACCAAGTCGAAGGACCAGACTCCCCTTGAGTTCATGCTGTCGGTCATGAACGACGCAACCGAAGATCTGAAATTCCGCGCCCAGATGGCACAGGCGGCAGCACCTTACGTGCATGGCAAGCCTGGTGACGAAAAGAAGGGCAAGAAGGAAGAGACCCAAGAGCGCGCGAACGCGATAGGCCGCCGATTTGGCGCCATGGGTCCGCCGACGTTGAAAGCCGTGAGCTAGAGTGCCGACCTGGTCGACGGCGCTGCCAGACTGGAAGGTCCGGATCCGGGCACGCGGCACCCTGATCCCGTTCTCTCCGCTGTTCCCGGCTTCGGCCGAAGCCAAGATGGAGGTCTTCTCCTCGCTGAGCATTGCCGACCTCGGTATCAACCCAGCGACGGGGCGCACATGGACAATCGGCGAGAGCGCGGACACTTGGCTGCTGGACTTCGCTGCGGCGATCTTCGGCGCTTATAACCCTGATACGGGGCAGCAGATGGTCCGCGAGGGCCTGCTGCTGGTCTCGAAGAAGAACACCAAGTCGACGATCGCCGCGGGCATCATGCTGACCGAGCTGATCTGCGGCTGGCGACCGTCCGACGAGAACCTGATCCTCGCGCCGACCGTCGAGGTGGCCGGCAACAGCTTCAAGCCAGCCTGCGACATGATCCGCGCCGATGAGGAGCTCGGCGATCTCCTGCATATCCAGGAGCATATCAGGCTCATCACCAACCGCGTCACGAAGGCGACACTCAAGGTGGTGGCGGCAGATAGCGCCACGGTGTCGGGCAAGAAGGCCAGCCGGGTGCTGGTCGACGAGCTCTGGCTCTTCGGCAAGAAAGCCACGGCCGACGCAATGTTTCGCGAGGCCTCGGGCGGCCAGGTGTCGCGACCGGAGGGATACACCCTCTACCTGACGACGCAGTCCGACGAGCCGCCCGCTGGCGTGTTCAAAGAGAAGTTGGCCTATGCCCGCGACGTCCGCGACGGCGTGGTCGACGACCCCGAGTTTCTGCCGGTGCTCTACGAGTTCCCGGAAGACATGATCGCCGCGGACGAGCACCTCGACCCGGCGAATTTCTACATCACCAATCCCAACATCGGGAGGTCAGTCAGCCAGCAATGGCTCGAAAGCCAGTTCCGCAAGGTCGCCAACGCTGAGGACGGCACCAAGCAGGTCTTCTACGCCAAGCACCTGAACGTCGAGATCGGCGTCGGGCTGCGTCACGATGCGTGGATCGGCGCTACCTATTGGGAGGGCGCGGCTGCACCGGCGGCGCTCTGGGATGGCACCTTCGAGCATTTGCTCAAGGTCTGCGAGGTGATCGTCGCCGGTGGCGACGGCGGCGGCCTCGACGATCTTCTTGGCCTCGCCCTGCTCGGGCGGCATAAGATCACCAAGCAGTGGCTGCTTTGGTGCCGGGCCTGGGCGCAACAAGACGTTTTCGACCGCCGCAAGGATATTGCGAGCCGCCTGAACGACTTCATCGGGCATGGCACGCTCGTGAAATGCGTCACTCCGACGCAGGATCTCGTCGACGTCGCCGATCTGCTCGAGCGCGTGAAGGACGCGGGCCTGTTTCCCGAGGAAGCGGCCATCGGGCTCGATCCCCAAGGGGTGACAGCTCTGGTCGACGAGCTATCCGGGCGCGGCTTCTCCGCTGAGCAGATGTTGGCCGTCAGCCAAGGCTTTCGCCTCTCCGGCGCTGTGTGGGGCACGGAACGCAAGCTGAAAGACGGCACGCTTGTCCATGGCAATCAGGAGCTGATGGCGTGGTGCGTCGGTAACGCGAAAGCGGAGCAGCGCGGCAACGCCGTCCTGATCACCAAGCAAATCGCCGGCAAGGCGAAGATCGATCCCCTCGTCGCCGCCTTCAACGCGGTGATGCTGATGACCCGCAACCCGGAAGCCGCAGGCGCCGGGCTGCAGGTCATGTTCCTCTGAAAGGCCTCCTCATGCAGAACCGCGCATTCAGTGTGCTGACCATCAAGTCGGCTGACGACGACGCCCGCATTATCCGGGGCATCGCCACGTCGCCCAGCGTTGACCGCGTCGGCGACATCATCGAGCCGCTGGGCGTCAAGTTCGCCAATCCGATTTCACTGCTGTGGCAGCATAAGCATGACCAGCCGATCGGCAGTGTGACCTTCGAGAAGCCGACCGCCAAGGGGATCGTGTTCGAGGCCACGATCGCCAAGCTGGATGAGCCCGGCACGCTGAAGGACCGCCTCGACGAGGCGTGGCACTCGATCAAGCTCGGCCTGGTCCGTGCGGTCAGCATCGGCTTCCGGCCGATCGAGTACAGCTACATGGACAACGGTGGCATCCGATACACGGAGACCGAGGTTTACGAGCTGTCCGCGGTCACGATCCCCGCGAACAGCGATGCCATCATCAGCCAGATCAAGTCGATCGACGCCGCCCTGCGCAAGGAAGCTGGCGTTCCCGACCCCGAGATTCCCGCCAACCCAGAACCTGCCGCGGTCGGCAAATCGGTTCGCGTGGTGAAGCTGGATGACCCCGCCCGCGACCGGGCGAAGCCATTCGTCATCAACACCATTCGAAGGATTTGAAGTGACCAAATTTGCTGATCAGATCACCGCGTATGAGGCGAAGCGCGCCTCGGTCGTCGGTTCCATGGACGCGATCATGACCAAGGCGGCCAAGGATAGCTCCACCCTCGACGCTGCGCAGTCGGAGGAATATGACGGCCATTCCGAAGATATCGTCGCGATCGACAAGCACCTCGATCGGCTTCGGACCGCCGAGCGCACCATCGCCAAGACGGCAAAGCCGATCGAGGACGTGCGCGACCACTCGGCTGCATCCGCGCAGCGCGGCGGCCTGACTCAGGTCAAGGCGCAGCCCAAGCTCGCTCCCGGCATCGCCTTCGCGCGCTATGCCAAGGCCCGCGCCGTATCGCGCCTCGATTCCGAGCCGGTCATGGACGTGGCCGAGCGCATGTATGGCGCCGACAGCGACGTCGTCGGCACGATCAAGGCCGCAGTCGCAGCCGGTTCGAACCAGCCCGGCAGCTGGGCCGCGGCGCTGCACAGCCCCGAGGGCGCCGCGTTCGTCGACTTCGCCGAGTTCCTTCGTCCCGCCACCATTCTCGGCAAGTTCGGGACCAACGGCATTCCGGAGCTCCGGAAGATCGGCTTCGACGAGCCCGTCATCCTTCAGACCGGCGGTGGTC